GAAACCGAACTCCGTGTCGGTACCACTGACAATGATGTCAATGCGTTGAAGAACAACGGTTCAATCCCCGGTGGTTATACGATCAACCACTTCTTGACCGACACGAACGGCTGGTATTTGACCACCGACGTTCCAAACGGCATGAAGCACTTTGTTCGTACCCCGCTGGCTAATAGCATGGACGGCGACTTTGATACCGGCAACGTCCGTTACAAGGCTCGTGAGCGTTACAGCTTCGGCTGGTCTGACCCTCTGGGCATGTACGGTTCCCCCGGCGCGTCCTAATCGGATTCAGTAAGGTAGAGGTGACTGGCCTGCCACTAGGGCTCCTTCGGGAGCCCTTTTTATTGTATGATTGGTTTGTTGGCGTATAGTAATCAGTTGGGAAATCTTTGGACAGGTCTGCCCGACCTGAAACTCCCTGCGCCAACAACTAATTCTTGCACCCCTCAGAAAACCGTGATATATTGCAGCCATTCCGGGTTTTCCGGTGCATCAAACTGTCCCGGCAGACGACATACCGATTGATGCACTTCACTTGTATGTAAGGAATTATCATGGGATTCGCAACTCACCTTGGCCCTTGGCTGCTTGGCACGGTCAAAAACACCACCGGCACTACCGCTGGCACAATCCGCAATATGGGCGCGACTATTGTTGCCCAGACTTATACGGCCCCTACTTCGGTTATTTTGGCAAGCCCTGCGGCACAACTGATGTTTGTGCTTCCTGCTGGCGCTAAGATTGTTCGCTTTGGCCTTGAAGTTAATGTTGCTCTGACTGGCGCGTCTAACTGCGGCGTTACCATTGGTAGCAGCGGCACTGCCAACTTGTACATGGCTTCGGTCAACACCGGCACTTCAGCGGTTCAAACGTCTCCAGCTACCATTGCAGCGGCTACTTCAGGTCTTTATGACAGCATTGGCACAACTGACGCACTCATTTACGGTACTTTTACCGCAGCTACTGCCGATGCTACTGCTGGTACGATTACTGTTACTGTTGAGTACATTGTTCGTGACTCTGACGGTTCTGCTAACCCAGCGTCTGCTTAATTAATCTCAGGGGCTTCGGCCCCTGCTTTATAGGAGATTGATTATGCAACAGACAGACGTTAAAAGCGCACACCTGAGCGCAGCAGGTTCTTACTACGTTGGGCGCGCACGTCTCAAAGGACTTGTGGTTAGCCCCAAGGCAAGCACGGCAGCAACATTTGAAATTAGAGATGGTAGCGCTACCGCAGCCATTCTGTACACAATGGATATAGCAAGCCTTGGAACCCCAAATACGGTTAGCATATTTGTTCCCGGTGAGGGCATCTTGGCTTCTACTGGGTTGTATTTAACAACAAGTGTTGGTACGGTAACAGGTATCACAATATTCTATGGCTAAGAAGAACCCATCCCTTGCAGTAGGTCGTGGCGAGAAGCTGCCTGTCTCCAAAGGGGCGGGTTTGACTGCCAAAGGCCGCGCTAAGTACAACGCAGCTACAGGGTCTAATTTGAAAGCTCCCCAGCCGCAGGGCGGCGCACGCAAGAACTCATTTTGTGCGCGGATGTCTGGTATGCCGGGGCCAATGAAAGACGAAAAAGGTAAGCCTACTCGTAAGGCGGCTTCCTTAGCTAGATGGAAATGCTGATATGAACAACGCAAATGACGCAAAAACAATGGCTGATGGCGCTGCCGTAGTAATGGGCCTTGGTGGTTTTTTAGGATGGATGACTCCCGTGGTAACACTTATTGGCGGCGTTTTTACAATTATTTGGATGGGTATTCGCATTTGGGAAACCGATACCGTACAGCGGTGGTTTAAAGACGATGCCATCGACAAGTAAAAAACAACACAATTTCATGGAAGCGGTGGCCCACAACCCATCGTTTGCCAAGAAAGCCGGGGTTTCGCAGTCCGTGGGACAAGATTTCAGTAAGGCCGATAAAGGCAAAACTTTTAAACGAGGTGGTGATATGGCTACGAAGAAGATGAACCCTTTCATGGCAATGATTGCTAAGAAAAAAGCCGCGCAAGAAGGCTCCAAAAAAGACATGATGATGGACAAAGCTCAGATGATGAAGCGCGGTGGTGCAGCCAAAAAAATGGCTTCTGGCGGGTTATCGGCTGGTCATAAAAGCGCAGACGGTATTGCTTCCAAAGGCAAAACTAAAGGCAAAGACATTGCCATGAAACGCGGCGGCAAAGCCTGCTAAGGAGTAAATGATGAAAAAAGTACAGCGCTACAACGGTGAAGACGGTAGTTCCGTATCTGAGGAAGATAACTCAACTAAATCTAAACCACAATCATTTAAAGAAGCCTTTGCTGCGGCACGTAGTGGTGGGGATAAAACTTTTAGCTGGAATGGTAAATCGTATACCACGGAATTAGCTTCTAGTAAGTCATCGTACTCTCCTCCATCTAATAAGTTTGGGCAACCGGGGGGATCAACATCTGATGCGGGTAGTGGGCGTGATAAAGCCCAAGATGAAACCAAAATGTCGGTAACAGATCGTGCCCGTATGAGCCGTGAACGCGCTCGTCAAGGGTCTGGCCCTACTGATACTCGTTCGGTAAGTGAGCGTATTAAATCTTCTCTTGGGTTTAAAAAAGGTGGCTCCGTACCTTCCGCTTCCCGCCGTGGTGATGGTATTGCCCAACGTGGTAAGACCAAAGGCAAAATGTGTTAAGGACAAATCATGACACGCCCAAGCAAACAAGAGATTGACGATATACGTAATGCCGCTAAATTAGAGGCGGCTTATATGGCGGCAAATAAAACTGCACCGGCCCCCGCTTCGGCTGGCGCGGGGCGTGGCTTTGTAAACCCACCCACAGGCATGAAAAAAGGTGGTTCCGCTTCCGCCCGTGCTGATGGTTGCGCAGAACGAGGTAAAACCCGTGGCACTATGGTGATGTGCGGCGGCGGGATGGCAAAGTGAGACCGAGCCGGGGTATGGGCGATATCGCCCCATCCAAAATGCCCGGGGGGAAGAAAACCCCCCGTAGGGATAGCACTGACTTTACCCAATACAAAGAGGGCGGCAAAGTTAACGCCGCAGGTAATTACACAAAACCAAGCCTACGCAAGAAGATTGTGTCGCAAGTAAAAGCAGCGGCTACCCAAGGCACTGGGGCAGGACAATGGTCAGCGCGTAAAGCACAGCTTGTAGCCAAGAAGTACAAGGCTTCTGGTGGGGGATACAGAGATTGAAAGCACCACAGCAATCCCTAAAAGATTGGGGCGACCAGAAGTGGCGTACCAAGTCGGGAAAGCCGTCGTCAAAAACAGGTGAGCGATACCTACCCGAGAAAGCAATACAATCACTTAGCCCCGCCGAGTACGCAGCTACCACTAGGGCCAAACGTGCAGGTAAAGCGGCAGGTAAACAGTTTGTAAAACAACCACCAAAAGTGGCAGCAAAAACAGCAGGGTTTAGATAATGGCTAATACCACCGGTACAACAACCTTTAACCTTGACATGAACGACCTCATTGAAGAGGCGTTTGAGCGTTGCGGGCAAGAGTTGCGTACTGGCTATAACTTCCGCACAGCCCGCCGTTCGTTAAACATTTTGACGATTGAGTGGGCCAACCGTGGATTGAACTTTTGGACGGTAGAGCAAGGGCAAATTCCGCTGGTTACCGGGCAAGCTATCTACCCCCTGCCTGTTAACACAATTGATATCTTGGACTCTGTTATTCGCCAGAACAACAGCACTACCAATCAGATTGATATCAACATCAGCCGGATTGCTGAACCTACATACATGAGCATCCCTAATAAGTTAGCTCAAGGTCGCCCAATCCAGATGTGGTTTAACCGCCAATCGGGCCAACAAAATACAACAAGTATTGTTATAAACCAAACAGGTGGGATTTCGGCTACAGATACAACTATTACGGTATCTTCGGTGGCTAACCTAACCACTTCTGGGTTTATACAAATAGACAGCGAAATTATTAGTTACCCCAACATTGTGGGTAACCAATTGGTCAATTGCGCCCGTGGGCAGAACAACACGACTGCCGCAACCCATGCCAATAACGCGTCATTGATCGTCCAAAATATTCCATGCGTTAACATTTGGCCTACTCCTAACGCGCCGGGCGACCAGTACACACTGGTGTATTACCGCATGCGTCGAATTCAAGATGCCGGTAGCGGCGTTAACGTACAAGATATTCCATTCCGATTCATCCCTTGCATGGTTGCAGGGTTGGCATACCAGTTAAGCATGAAGCTACCCGAGGTAAACCCTGAGCGAATTACGGCATTAAAAATGGAATATGAACAGCAGTGGGACGTTGCCTCTGCGGAAGATCGGGATACGTCTCCGCTAAGATTTGTTCCAAGGAACATGTTCTATGCCTAATCGGTTTGCTTCTGGTAAATTTGCAATTGCCGAATGTGACCGGTGTGGGCAACGGTACAAGTTAAAAGAACTTAAGACGCAGACGGTAAAAACCAAACCCTTTAAGGTAAAAGTTTGTCATACTTGCTGGGATCCTGACCATCCGCAATTGCAATTGGGTATGTATCCGGTCAATGACCCGCAAGCAGTACGGGAGCCAAGGCCAGATGTAAGTTATTTAAT